AAGTGTATCTCCAAAACTTAGAGCCATTTGTTATTATAAATATATCAATTGGCTTTCCACCAAGCCTATCTGTTGCTATGTAAGTCATAATTCAATTATCTCTAAGTTTGATTCTATGTTACAACCAGACTCCCATTTTATAGAGGCTGAATCAGAATTTAATCTAACAAGCATCAAAAATGAAATGTATTTTATTTCAGAATAATTAACATCAAGATTTTCAACAAGTCCTATTGTTTCTGTTCCGTTTCCGTTGTTTGTGTGTGAATTGGCTTCAGCTATTTTATGACTGCCATCATTCAATTTTACAAATAAAGAATTTCTGTTTGATGAAAAAAGTGAATAATTGCTGTCTTCTATTAAAATGCTGTTTGATATTGCTCCCTCACCTTGTGGCTTTATGTTTGATTCAAAAGTAGGATAATAAAATGGCAAATATTTCCCTGATCTTCTTGACAGCCACATTTTAAATTTCTTTACATCAGCTATTCCAGTTGAATGTATTGTTTTTTCACTTTTTACTTTTGGCTTTTCCCATGGTGAATCTAGCTCAAATGCACCAGAGCCAAAATCAACAGAATCAATTTTCATTGAGTATTCTCTTGATTGCAACTCTGAGGATGAGAATAAATCATCAACATAAACATCATACCCATCCTTTTGCACTATTGATTCAGCAGCCTCTTCTATTTCTGTATTATCGGTTAATTCAAATTTAACTTTTGAATTGTATTTAACTCCATTGCCTTCTTTTATTGGGTCATCTTTAATTTGTGCATTTCTAACAGGCATTACCCAAGCACCAGATATATCATTTGCAAAAACATCACTTATCTGTATTTGATTATCATCAAATGATTCTATTTGTAATGTTAATTTTTCAATATTATTTGATATAAAAACAAGACCGCCAACTGTGTAGTCAAAATCTATGGTATTTATGTTTATGATGCTTTGGCCTGCCTCTATTAAACCAACCTTTTGTTTCTCGTGCCACAATGGTAAAGCCCATGATCTTTGCCTCCATCCATATAGTGTGTTTTCAAATTCTTCAAATGACAGCCTGTCTATTGGACAAGATATTTCAATGCTGTGTCTTGGTGTTGATCTTATTTTTGATAAAACTTCACCTCCATCATTTGCTTGTATTATTGATGTCTGCCACTCAAGAGTCTCTATCATTGGTGATTGAAATTCATTTTTAAATGTAGTTACCCTTGACCCAGTTATTGATATTAAATTTGATTGAATTGAAACCCAATTGAGATAATAAATTGCATCAACAGAAGGAGGGCCAAATGGAGATATTGATATTGAATAAAGTTTTTCTTCAAGTGGCTGCCAAGTTGATGGTGGTGAATCACCATCTATTGTTATTCCATCAGAATTTTCAGATGTTATTGATATTAAATCTCGTTGCTCCTCATATGCATTCCAAACATATAAATCAACTTCTTGGCCTGATGTTATGTTTTCCAGATTTATTAATGGTGGCGAGACATGTACTCTGTTGTAGAAATCAACTTCAAAAGTCCCAAGCAAACTACCCGTTTTTTCTAGGCTCAGTCTATTTATTGTTGATTGTGATGACTGACCTGATGAAAATCCTTGTTGATTAAGCAGTCCTGTTTCTGGAAACTCTCCATCAATAACTCTTAATGTTGACTCATATAGGCCTTGAGCATAAGAGAAGGTTTTATAGTCTGTCCATACAGGATTATTTTGAAGTATAGTGCTCATATCAAACTACTTTTCTATATGCCATGCCAAAAACACCAGAGCTTTTTTGGTTACTTGCAACGGCAACAGTTGATTTGAATTTTATTGGAAAAACAATCCATTCATCTGGCCCATATATTATTGACTGCTTTGGGTTTAAGTTTGTCATATTTACATTTCTCATTTCAGGGACAGTCCCTATTAAAAACCCTTCTTTGGTATCAGCAGTTCTGATTCCAATTTGCATCTCTTTCAACACACTAACGCCGCTGAATGTTGATAGAGCAGTTGTGAACCATCTATTGCCAAACAAAGAATAATTTTCTGATCTTGGGTTTGTTGAATTGAAACAGTCTGTTGAAACATTTGACATTCTCTTTTCAACGTTGCTTGTATCAAAGTATCTTGGTGATATGCCATTTACATCACATCTAATAATTGAATTGTTTGCAGAAAAGGAGGGGTTTGCTGTATCAAATGGAAAGCTGTGGTTTCCAGAATTGGGGTTGTTTATTACATTGTTTTGCAAAGCCCAGCGAGTGCCGTGGCAGTACTCCCCACCAGAATACCCCCATGTTTTTTGCATTTTGCCAAATCCAAAATGGCTATATCTGTTTCCAACATGCTCAGTCACAACGTGGCAATAATTGCTCTCTATAAACATATGATATTCAACAACAGCATCTTCAAAGCCAGAAGCATCAGAGAATGGGCTTGCTCCTGGTTGATCAGCAGTCCCAAGTCCTGATGAGTATGATGTGCATGTTGCAATTCCAAGCATTGGAAGCCTAAACAAACCATCAAAAGCAATATTGTCTGTGGCAGATGCTATAACAAAATTACCAGCATTTGCATTTTCAACATGAAGCTCTTCTCCTTCTGTGCTTGTGTAGAAGCCTATTCCAATTGAAGGTGATGTTGGTCTTGTTTGATATCTGTTTATTGTCCATCCTTCTGATATCAAATTCAATCTTATTGTGTTCAATAAAGATGGTAAATCACTTGTTGTTCCTGTAAAATAAGCCATTATGATAATCTCATTGCTGCATAGTCCATAAAAGTTGTTCTGTTTATTCTTTGAAACACCAGATAATCAACGCTATTGATTGTTATTATATTCTCGGATGAATTTGAGTCCCCAGTCACCCAAAATAAACCATCTATGTGAGAATAAACCCCATCAAGACCTTCTATGTCCAAAGGAACAATAGTGTAAGAGTCATCAGGATTTTTCTGGATATTTGTGAATTTACTTAAATAATATGTCAATCCTATTGGTGATGTTATTGAAACATAATAATAACTTGAATTGTTCGACTCCCAACCTTCTGATGTTTCTCCGTATTTGTTTGAAACTTGCTGCCATGTGTTGAATGGCGTGTACAAATAACATGATCTTCTTGTTGGTGTTGGAAGGCAAGTATGGTTTGGCGTGGCATCAGACCACCGCCTTGTAATATCATTGCTTGATCCAGATATCAACATAGGATACGGATATTGGTTCGGAAAAGCATATGCTTTTGTTCTGCCTATATACATGTGTGAATATATTGTTGATACATTAACAACAATCTGAAATCTCTCGCCATTACCAACAATCCAATATCTAATCTGTGTATTTGACAATAAAAAACCAACATCATCTGTTATTTTTTGTGGCTGATTATCAAAATCCACTTCAACATTTCTGCCAGTAAATCCATTTATTGCTATGTTATATGTGTCATTCACAGAATCATCATACAATCTCATTCCAAAAAATGAATCAGTTGTTCCAGATAGTCCTGTAGATTTTAACTGAACTTCAGGAGAATGTCTATAGCTTATCCATTCAACTGAGGCATTGTAAAATCTTAATGTTGCTATTGATAGCAGTGTTGCATGACCGTTGTTGTCTGTGAATCTCACTCTCCAATATAGATGAGCAGTTGGGCTTCCTGATATTGTAAAAGTTTTTTCTTCATAATTTGACCAAGAGTTCTGACCAGTTATTGTTTCTTGTGTAGACCAGGCTGAGCCATCATCAGAGTACTCAAGAATCCAACTTAATGGACACCTGTCTGATACATCTGTTGTAGTCCACCCCAAGCCTCTTATCCTATAGCTTGTTGGCGCCGTTGCTGTTGCAAACTCAACACCAATATAGGAATTTGGGGCATCATTTATAAAACAATTCCAACCCATGCCCCCATTTGGCATTGAGAATTGATCATCAGACCCTAAAGCTACTGATTTACCAAATTTAACAAGACCTGATTCAGAATATCCAGTTGAATCAATATAATTGGCAACTTGATCGCTGGCCCTTCCATCTGTTATTTCATACTCTTGACCTGCTGTTACAAGATCTGTATTTGTTGTTAAAAACATTAAAATTTTATGGAACAGATCATCATGACCATCTGCCAAACCAGTTTCATATGCCATTATGCATTACTCACTATTTGTTTTATTTGAGAGCTGTTTGCCTCAATTCTGTTTATATAAGTTTCATCAAAAGATCCGCTTGATAAAAAATCATTCATTGCTTCTTCACTTAAAAATGTTGCAAAAACAACAGTCTTTCCATCACCACCATCAGAAGCTTTTTCACCACGCCTGACTTGCGATGGTGTTTCAACAGTAACACGCTCACCAGGAGTTCCCATTATTGGAACAAGTTGCGAGTCTGGCCCGCCAGAACCTGGAATTGTAAACTCACCACCAGTCCTGAATCCAGTTGGTTGACTTCTTATGTTTGCAACATTTGCAGCAGCAGTTGCGCCTGTAACAGCAGCAAGAGCAAAGTTTATTGGTGGTGGGGCAGATGCTAATGCTTTCTGAACACCAAGAACACCATCTATTGTAGCTTGTGCTATAGCAGCGGCTTTTCCAACAGCAGCAGCTTTTTTATTTTTTGAATTTGCAAAATTTGAAAGCTGTCCTAAAATTTGCTGTGTATTTGACAATCTTGATTTCAAATACTCATTGTTCGCCAGACCTTTTGCCCTAGCAGCTTGTTCCTCACTGAGCAAATCATTTTGTCGCAAAATATCTATTTCAGAAAGCGATCTTTCATATTCTGCCTTATAAAGCTGTAATCCTAGAATCTTCTCATCAACAAGCCCGCTTTCTGCAAGGAAAAGATTTGCCTCATTTGAAGTTATAACTGATGCATTTTTTAATTCAGCCAAAACCTGAGATGCTTGCGCAAGCTCAACAGCAGGATTTCTTATCTGGCTGAATATATCCGTTCTTAGTTGTTGTATGTAGCTAACATTATCAGCAATCTCTGATCCAATCTTTCCAAGCTCGCCTGATGCCACATCAGGCTTTATCACATCAGGAGTGCCGCCGTTTGTTTTTTCTTTTTCTATTTTGGCTCTTGATCTTGCATTCTCAAAAGCACGGTTTACTACTTGCTGAACTCCCCCATTGTTGAAAGAGTCTGTAACTATTTTTGCTGCATCCATCCCTATGTTCTTCAAAGTATCTTTTGCAGGATTGCTAAGCAACGGTATCTCTATTGGTTTTATATCAGCGCCAATTCTGTTCAAGATTGATATAACACCATCAGAAAACTTGTTGACAAGCTGTATCGCTCCATTAAGAGAAGAGAAGAAAGCATCTGTTATCACAGAAGGGAGTTGAATTATTGTATTTTTCATTATGGAAAATGCAGCTTTTACAATTCCTATCTGTGTATCCATTGCTCTAGCAGCTACCTTTATAGCACTCTCCCAGCTAAACTCAAACTTTCCAAAAAACTTTCTTGTCACTTCATCAATTGAAGAAAAAACATCTTTTATTGGTGATATCAATTCTGATATTGATTTTGAAATTATGGCAAACAATTCAGATGAAAATCCGCTGAGAGTAACAAGGCCATCTGAAGACAATTTTATTTGATCAGAGAAAGCAACAAGAAGACCAACAGCACTACCAATTGCTATTATTGCAGCACCTATTGGGTTTGCAGCTATTAAAGCCCCAGCAGCAGCAAGACCTCTTTTTGTTGCACCGAGAAGTGACCCTGATATTGTAGCCCTTGAGTTTGCTGCAGCAAGAGCATTTGATGAAGCTATTTCTCTTGCATTTGCTGCAACCAAAGCATTGCTGTTTTTTGCCAACTGAGCCCTTATCAAAGCCCTTTGTGATTCAACAGTTTGCAGCCTTAATTGGCTTGTTAGTGATTTTTGTTGAAGAATAAGCATTGATTTTTCTGCTTGTATCCCTTTTAAAGTTGCTGATGTGCTTGCAGCTTCTGCTTTTGCTTGTGTTGCCAGCGACGCTGCTTTTCTCAAAGATATTATGCTTGATTCAGATGCTGCAATTTTATATAATAAAAATGTAGCAACACCAACTTTCAAAGCAGATGTCACTTCTGATAAGTTTGCAGTCAAGAATCTCAATGATTGTGTTGTTGCTTGGAAAAATTGAGTTAGCCCACTCTCAGCACCCAAATCACCGATTTCAATTTTCAAACCCTCAAAAGCAGATCCAGCTGCTATCACAGCACCATTTAAATTATTGTCCATTGTTTCTGCAACTTTCTTTGCAAAGCCATCAACATCATCTAAAGCAACTGCGCCTTTTGCAACTTTGTCAAAAGACTTCACAAGAACCTCAAGAGCAGGGCCACCTCTTGTTCCTGCTATTGCAACAGCATCTGTAACATCAAGATTTGCATCCCGTAAAGTTTTTAGCACTGGTATCAACCCACGAGTTCTAACATTAACATCATCAAGACTCAATCCCAGTGAATTTATTGCATCTGCGCCAGAAGTAGTAGGGGCTGTTAATTGTAATATTGCAGTTCTCAAACCAGTACCAGCAAGTGATCCTTGGAGACCTGCATCAGACAATGCACCAATAGCAGAAGCAGTTTCTTTTATATCAACCCCAAGACCAGCAGCTACAGGGGCAGCAAACTTCATAGCCTCCCCTAGCTGCTGTACATTTGTATTTGATCTATTTGATTGAAAAGCAAGTATGTCAACAACATTATTCATTTTTGAAGTTTCTAATCTGAAACCAGTCAAAATATTTGATGCTATGTCAGCAGCGTCACCAAGACCAAGCGCACCTGCTTGGGCAAGGTTTAATGTTCCTGTTATGCTCTCTAATGTTTGATCTGTATTGAAACCAGCTCTTGCAAGGAACTGCATGCCCTCTGCAGCTTGCGTAGCAGAAAATCTAGTACTAGAACCTAGCTCCTTAGCCTTATCTCTCAGGGCAGTAAACTGATCCCCTGTGGCGGATGTAATTGCTTGAACAGTGCTCATTCCTTGTGAGAAATCTCGCAAGGTTCGCAGTGTATCTGAGAAAATTTGAATACCTGCAAGACTTCCCAATATGCTTTTCATGCTAACAAGAGAACTGCCAGCTCTATCAGCACCATGGCCAATATCTTCTATTCTTCTGCGGACAGTCCTTGCGCCTTTCTCATCAACTCTGTATATCAAGCTTTGAGTTTGTGATGTCATCATTTACTCCCAAGAACATCTGATATTTTTGCAACAATTGCTGGCGTCATTCCTGATGGTCTTTGTGAAGAATGACCGTCATCCAGACGCTTTATGTACGGCAAATTATTTGCTAGGTACATTGGATTGCTAAACTTTGATGCTTGTGTTGGCGGTCTTAAACCGTATGTTTTTTCTTCATCTAATTTGTTTTGTATGTGCCAGTTGTTCTGAGCAACACCCTCATCCTTTGGTGTTGTCAAAACAGCAGTGTTCAAACCAGCATACATGGCCTTCAATATTTTATCATGAGCATTCTTTTCTATGTTTGCTGCGTCATTCATGACAGCAATTGAGAATGCTTTGAATGTTTTATGTATCGCCATCTTTTGGTTTCATTATCCTGATGTATAATTTGTCAAGAGAAGACAAGTGGTAGAACATATTTTCTCTTTGAATGCCTGTTATATCATTTTCTTTACAGTATTGATTAACAGACTCCCATCTTAGTGAATCAGATGGGTTTCTGAATGCGCTCAAATCAGTAAATGCATTAAAATAAATATCAAGACCAACAAGCATTTTTGGAGCATTACTTATTTTTTCTGGCAGTGGCATGTTATTTTGTTTGCATTTCCTGATTATGTTTCTTTCTTTTGGTGCTTGAATCAGAGCATATTCAAGAACCTCTAAGAGTTTTTTTGATCAGCCTCAACAGAAGCAACTTTGAATAAATCAAAATTCTCTGCATCTTTCTTTACGCTGTCAAAAAACCTTGGGTATTTTTTAAAGTATTCAATGCATTTTTGTGGAGAATAAGGAATGTCCTTCCCATCATCATCCTTCATTCCACTCCAACCAATAACAATAGTATTGGCATAGACTTTATGCAAAATTGCATCACCTGCCTCTGCTGAAAGAAGGCCATTTTCCATTGATCTTCTCACTGGCTCCATTTCCCTCTCAAGCATTTTCACATATGCTTTGTTAGTTCTGTATGCGTGTTTCATTTTGATTTTAAATAGACCGTAGTCAGCGGTTATTCCATCAACTTCTGATTTTTCATCTATTCCAAACGCTTCATTCATCATTTTGTTCATTTCGCTCACCTTATAAATTAAATAATTGTAGTTTTTGTTTAAAAATTAACCTGCTGCTGTTGGCAAGTAATCCCAGAAAACAAACAGCAAAGTGTGATCTAAGTTTGCATCAATTTTAGCACCAGATGCTGCCTCAGAATTCAAAGGCAATTTTATAGACTGATCTTGCTCTATTGTTGGCTTTCCATCGCCAAGAGTTATTAATGGAATGTCAATTGATATCCCTGAGTTGTTCTTTACCATGTGAATCTCAAGAGTAACATCAGCATTATCCCTAACTGCTTTTGTTGCCTCTATATCAGCAAAATAAGCAGTTATATCACCACCAACTTCAAAAGTACCAACACTAACATCAAAACCACCAAGCACAGCAACCGCTTTATTTTGTGTTGCTCCGTTGTTTATGTTTATTGATATATCCTCAGCAAAAGCATACAACGGCTCTGGTGCTGAATTCCCATCAATTATTTTTGATATTTTTGTCCTTGTTATATCAGAGCTTGTGTTGAATGCGTCAGACTCTACAATATTTGGTCTTGTTCCAGTCTTCAAGCCATCTGCGCCAGATCTTTGCTCAGCATCAAGACCAACAAACCCAAGATCAACAGTCACAATATCTTCTTGGGGTATGTTGATTGTTAATTCATTAGGAACAGCACCGACTACATACTGAGACTGAGTTTGTGCTGGCTGATCAGTATCTGGCACACCTAATGTCATTTCAAGTTGATACGTTCTTCTTTTTATCAAGGAAGGCGATGACTCATTCTTTAAAACCCTTCCGAAATAAATTTCAATGTTGAGACCAGTGCTGTCACCAGCAATCATAACATTTTCTGTTTTGTCAAATTCAATTTTGTTTGCTGCTATTGATCTGACTCTACAGAATCCATTGTTTAGATCACTAGAGTATCTTGATCCCCCTGAGTCCCCACCAAGATATAGATACTCACCAACAACAAGACCAAAATCAGTCATATCTTTTGAAACAGAAACAAGAGCAGGCAGTGTGCCAGAAACATCAATATCAGCATCGCCATCTTCAAAAACAAAACCAACCTTGCTAATTGTTCCAGATTCACCAGATGAAACAACCAAAGATCCTGTTACATCAACATTTGTTGATATTGGCGTCCCACCAACAACAAACCTACCGTTGTTTGCTGAATCAGTGAACCCTTTTGCTGCAAGTATATCACCAGAAGAATATGCATCGCCACCAGATGCTGGCTGAAAAGAATCAGCATCAGTTGTTGCAACTGCAAGCTCTGATTTTTTTCTGAAATCAGAAAACATAAAACCTTGCATTTCATTTTGAATATTTGATTGTGTCAAATCACTTGCATAACCACCAGTTGCCTCAAGACCAACAACAACACCTTTCTTTCGCTGTCTTGATGGGTTTATTGGATTTCTTGCTTTGGTGCTTATCTCACCACCAAAATCACTAAAACTATTTGGCTCTTGTGGATTCCATATTGGGGTCACTGGCAATACACCAATTGACTCTTCTTCTGCTATCCTGAGACCAACTACATTACTATCTATTTTGCTTACTTTTGGCATGATACTTCCTCTTATTTAATATGTGTGTATGAAAAATTACAAATAAAATTAACTTGATAATGAGCGTCAGTCTCACCAACCTCTCTTATCTGTGCATTTTTGAACCATATCTCACCTGATTCATCAGTTGCTCCTTCAAAATTATCAACAAAAGATTGTGATATCAAATCACTATCAGAAAGGCCATTGTTTAATTTTGTAAAAATTTGCAATATGAAATTGCCCTTCCTGTCATATCGCTTTTTTCTTGATGAATCTGAAACAGTAGATTGTTTAAATTCATCATGAAATACAGTTAGCCTTCCCCAGCTTTGATCAGCAGAAGGCAAAGGCTTTAGTATTTTGTTTGGGTACTCAATTGGCAAGCTTGAGTCCCAAACATCAACAACCATTCCAACTATTATATTTCTTGCTTGAGAATAATCCATCACAACTTCACTTCAATTTCATACATTATTATTTCATTTCCTGGTCTAACAGGATTTATTGAATCAATCTTCCAAGTCACGCCATCATCCTTTATGAAGCTGAAGTCTTTCAAGTCACCGTTTGAATCATCAAAATATGTTATTACGCTTTTGCTAGCAGCTCTTGTTTTCTCTTTGCCAGAATCCTCTTCATACTGATCATAAAAAACAGCATGCTGCTTTGCTTCAATTTTAATGTTATTTGTTGGACCATCAGGTCTTTCTGGGTCAACTAGAGCAGTTGAGTGGCGAAAGAAAACAACCTCACGGCCATATTTCTTTATCAGCTTTTCCGCTTTTTGTCTTGTTCTTACACCTATGGTTTCCATTCTAACGTCCTATCAAATAACTTGATGATGATGTTGATCTGTATCTTTTCAAGTATCCATCTGCTTTTGCATAGCTTCTTGAAACATTGTTTTTATAATCATCTTTATATGTTATTGTTTCTTCAATTGGGCCAATTTTTACTTTTTCTGATTTTATGTTCTGTCCGTTGTCTGTGTATTCTAAATTTGGAGAAAGTTCTTGTCCATCAACAAGAATTATCTTTGCATATTCAAAAGCAGCCTTCTTTATGTTAACAGGAATTCCATATCCTTTTCTTGGCCACTGTGTTTCTTGATCTTCATCTAATATTGAGGATTTATAGTCATCAACTAAATCAATATAATCTGTTGCTTTTATGCAAGCAAATTCAACATCCTCTCCATCAAAATCAGTAAGGTCAACACCTCTTATTGAAAAATAAGATATTGTTTCTTCCACAGAAATATAAGAGTTTGCATTCTCTACATTTGATGTTTCACTTTGAAGTATTATGGCCATTATCTTTTGTTCCTGTCTTGCAACACTGAATACTCACCTTCAATGAAAGTTATTTTTTCTGAATTTGAATCAATTGCTTGTATATCATAAAAATATTTCCCAACAGCAATTGATCCGCTTGGGACAAAAAACACCCTTCCATCTGTTCCGTCTGTTGCTAGTGTTCCATCAATTTCTTCCACCAAAGTTGTATCATCTTCTGGTTTCTTGATGGAATGTATTGCCATTGAAAATGCAGTCCACCCTGATATGTCAACGACAGAAGCATCTGATGATAGCTTGAAGCTATGTCTTCTTGTGTCTCCACGTTTCTTCTCTATGTTTATAGTTGCAGTCATAACTCCAATTCAACCTCTATTTCAGAATCAATTTCAATTTCAAAATTTCCATAAATTTCACATTCAACATCAGAATTCTCAAGATCAACATCATATTCCATATCATCAAACTCAATTGTTGTGCTTTCATAAATAGAGCCAGAGCTGCCACTGTCTCTCAGAAACCAAAGTGATGACCAAGACATTACAATGGCGCATCTGATAGTGTTACGTTTGTCCCATCTTGAACTGCGCTCTTCCTTAGAATCACTTGTTTTGTTGTTTTGTGCAACTTAACATACTCGTCATCTGTTATCACTTCATCAGCCTCAACAAAATCTTTCATGCTTTGCAATTCTGAGGATGTTGACAAACCAGATACATCTGCCTTCCATGAATTTTTACTTTGATATGAATCAAGAGCAGAATGTATATCTTGATCAGACAAAGATGATTCTGATATTGGCGAATCCAAATTATCCAATCTGATATCTGTTTCCAAAACAACATTTGTTGGTATCAAATCAACACTTGACTGTGTTGCAAGGCTGCTTGTGTCAACATTTGCATTTACTTTTGAGTTTTCAAAAACCAGCTGATCAGTTTTATCTTTTACATCACTTATAAGATTTATTTTGTCTTTTTCTGCTTGGCTCAATGGTGCTGGCACATTAGGTATTCGGTCACTTCGTACATGGAAGCCATAGCCGCTTGTTGTTGGGCTTAGCATCCAAGTTGACCCATCAACTTTGTATATTCTCTTGTTTTCATCAGTGAAGACAATTTGCATGGCGTTGCCAGAAGAAGCTATGCTGTCCAGCATAACACCATTATTCATACGGCAATTAGCAGCATCATCCAATCGCATTTCATCAAAGAATAATTCAATAGCCATAGGAATAGTGCCTATGGCATAAAAATACCAACACACCATCTCCCATTGAACAGCCTCGGCATAATACGAGCCATTGGGGTTGGTTATTACATTCAAATGCGCAGTGTCAATATCAAATTGTAGAATTTGAGGATTGTTTGGATCAAGAGACAAGTAAGGTATTGTTGCACCATCAACAAAAGCATTTTCTGCTGTAGCAAACAGAATCTCATCTTGAGTATTTGGTATGGATATGTCACTATCACCTAGTGTAGCATATAGCTTGACAGGCTCCCAAATTCTTATCCCTTCTGATTTTGCAACATCAATTAGTAGATTGTCACCTATATTATAGTCTGTTCCCTCTCTCAGAGAGAATTTTATGCCATCAACTGTTGCAAAACCCGTGGCTAGTTTTTTATCAGATTGAGAACTGTTTCTGGCTATGTATTGAGAGCCTTCCAGTATGTCAGGGGCTTTTATGTCAATCAATGCCCCCTCTGGCTGCCAAATATAAAGAGGATCAAAAGCACAGTGGATGTATATTCCTTGCAAATATGAAGACGAGGCCAGAGTTCCCAATGGCCTTTGTGCTTCTATTTCATATAAGAAATAAGTATTCAATCCTATTGAAAGGGATGCTCTTGTTGAATTCCAGTTTGCTGTAGTTAAATCTTGAAAAGCGCCATACTCGCCTGATAATAATTTCATTCTAAACCTAACAGCAAAATTAGAAACATTGCTGCCTCTGATTTCTATGCTAGTGGCATCATCTGTTCCTGATGCAATGTTGCTTTCAGTTATGATTTTGACTGCATTATTACTAAGATACAACTTAGCACCAGAGTGAATGATGTCAGCAGCTATGCCATCAACAATTGATGTTTTTGTATCATTTGCATCATAAAAGGGATGTGATACCAATGAACCTTGGGTTCTATCTGTTGATGTGTATATTTCAGCTGAATACATTCCA